CAGAAAGAGGAACGGCACGGCAATGTGTGCAGGATCTTTGTGGACTACTTGAACCCTGATATGCGAGAAGATCCAAGCTGGGCCTTGCTGGCCTATACTGTAGAGGATCGGGAAGGTTACCTTGTCCTGCAAGAGGGCTTTGACAATGTGGACAAGCTCATAATCTATCTGACAAAGAGGTTGAACTGATGACCTATAGACCTGACACAATGGATGTGTGTGATATGTTTGACACAACCAACATGACAATCGCACAAGTGGCTAGACATTTCCACCTGACTGTGCAAGAAGTTAAGAATATTCTGCTGGAGGTTACTGATGAACAGGCGACAGCATTACAAAGAGAGAGAGGATAAGATCATGACCAAAGGTATCGTTATCAGCCTGTATGACTTCACAGGTGAAGCACTTAAACCATGGGCAGAGGCAGGCTACACTTGCTACGCCTTTGACATTCAACATTCTCTTGTGGAGCCAGAGGTGCAGACCTTTGATGGTGGAGGTAGTATAACCTACAACTATGCTGACCTTCATGACCACAACTGGTTGAACGCCATACACTCTGAGTTTGCAGACAAGCCCGTAGTGTTTGGCATGGCCTTCCCTGTATGCACTGACATGGCTGTATCAGGTGCGGCACACTTCAAGCGCAAGGCAGAGGCTAACCCATCATTCCAGGATGAGGCTGTGAGCTATGCAGTATGGTGTGCCAGACTATTCAACAGCCTACACGTTCCCTACTTTGTGGAGAACCCTGTCAGTGTCTTGGCTACCAAGTGGCGCAAGCCTGACTATAGCTTCCACCCTTATGAGTATGGCGGGTATATCCATGACGATCAGGCAGAGCATCCACGCTGGCCTGAGTACATCGCAGCCAAGGATGCCTACCCTAAAAAGACATGCTTGTGGACAGGCAATGGCTTCACTATGCCATGGAAAGATCCAGTACAACCTGAGGAGGGACACAGTAGACAGCACAAAAAGCTAGGCGGTAAGTCACAGCGCACCAAAGATATACGCTCTGCCACACCCCGTGGCTTTGCCACCGCAGTATATGAGTTTAACAGCCAGACAGTAGAGGAGATGGCGTAATGACTAAGACAATAGAGAAGATCACAGACTTAGGTTATGGCTGGACAGGTACACTGTACAGTGATGGCACAATGCGAGTGCAGGGTGACTTGCAAAAGAGTGACTGCATTGACCTACCCAAGGCAAGTGTGGACAGGTTGTCTCGCATCTTTCGAGAGATCCAGAATGAGGCAACAACCCACCAATGATTCCCTATACTAGTAACGGTAAGAACAGGAGAGAAAACAAATGGATAAGCTAGAACTAGACACGAGTGAACTGTTGATGCTCAAGGATCTGATAGAGAGCGACATGGAGCAAACATCATGGGGCGAGGTTGAATATGACGACGTTGACCTGATGCGGCACTACTATGATCGTGCCAAGGTGCTGGCCAAAGTTCAGGAGCTACTTGGCTCATGATACGCATCATATTGATCAGCAAGAAGACTAACAAAGAGATCTGCTATCACACAGTCAATCGCTTGGATGAGGCAGACAGGTATGCTGCCCTGTACAGCCGCATGGAAGGTATCAAGGTGGAAGTGTTGCAGAAATGTAACGTGATATAATGGTAACATTGACGCAGCCAACTACAATGACTAATCTATAAATGTCTAACAAAGGAGAAACAGACATGACTAACTCACAAAACACTAAGATCCTGGCTCACCTTCGTGCAACCAAGGGTCTGACCCTGCGTGAAGCTATGCTGGACTACAGCATCCAGTCGTTCACTAAGCGTATCTCTGAGCTACGCAAGGCTGGCTATCGCATTGATGGTGTGAAGGGTAAGCACCCTGTGACTGGTCAACAGTACACACGCTATGTATTGATTGATGAAACTAGCGGAGCATAAGGGGAAATACATAGGGTATGATGATGATGGGAGAGTTGTCATCATATCCTCTGATAAGAACATCGTATTGAAACACATGAAAGAGAGAGAAAACAATGACTAAGCCAATAAAAACAGAACTTACTCGTGACGAAGTACGCCTTTTACTTGAAGTCTACAACTGTATGGATAGCATGGTAGATGATACAATGGAGATGATGGATGTGCGCCTGTCACAACTCAGTGACCTGCGTGATAAGTCTTACGCATTGAAGAATATGTTTGACTTCCGCCCTCCTGTAAGGGAAGAGGATGGTAACCCTAATCACTACAAGCCATATGTATTACCTGATGATCCAACTGCTTGGTTTTGGAAAGAGGAGACAGCATAATGATTGCAAGTAAAGCTATAAAAGTCTACGCCAGTGTAGGTCAGCCTGATGGTGAGTATGTCACCACAGTCTTCACCCCGCATGATGCAAACCTGGCTCGAATTAAACTGTTCAAGCGCACAGGTGTACGCCGTGTCACATTCAAGACACCGACAGGTGAAGAGCTTTCCTTCAGCAATGACAGGGTGGCAAAACTATGACAGTGTACCCTTTCAACACAACCAATCTCATGCCTGCCACAGGTTACTACAACCAACTGATGCGTGAGATTGATGATGCACTCTGGTCTGGCAAAAAGGTTGACAGTCTGGAGCTTATCGCACAGGATGTTAAACAATATGTAGACACGGGGGAAGCATGGTATCCAAACTTTTAATGCACATACTTCCCTTAGCCGTAGCACTTGCTTATTTGTGCGGCTTCATATACCTCTGGTATCGTAACGCAAAAGGAGACTAACATGAAGATCCCCAAGGCTTCTGCCACACTACAGGAAGTCATTGACTTTTATAGTAAATCTGCTGCATTTGGTCGTCTGGCAGGTTCTACACAGAAAGACTATGACACTCATCTTGCTGCGGTATGCAAGACTGTGGTTGAAGGCAAGGCACTTGGGGCTTATCGCCATAAGTTTATCAAAGTGCGTCACTTAACTCAGGCTTATGATGAGTGGTTGTCTGTAGGTATAAGGACAGCAAACTATCGTAAGGCAGTGCTTTCAGCAGCGTGGAAACATGCAATGAGACACGATGTTATGACGCATGATCCTGTATCACTGGTGAAAGCTAGGTCTGGTCAACCTAGACGGACACTGTGGTCAAGAGATCAGGTGCAAACCTTTCTTGGTACAGCTTATGGCGATTTCCGCTGGCGCAGCATTGGTATGATCGTCCACATGGCATATGATTGGGGGCAGCGTGTTGGTGACATGCGCCTTCTACAATGGGACAAGCTAGACTTAACCCAGTGTCGCATGGACTTGACGCAGAGCAAGCGCAACGCAGAGATACACCTCCCCATCTCAGCAGGGTTGTGCGGTATGCTGCGCCAGCAAAAGGAAGACTTTGGGTTCCAGGATTATGTAGCACCCCGTGTCAAACCACGAGCAGGTGCATACTCACCCTATGATAAAATAGAAATAAGCTATCTTATCAATGAGGTACTAGAAGAAGCTAACCTACCTTCCACCCTGACTGCCATGGACTTGCGCCGTACAGCAGTGACAGAGATGATGGAGGGTGGGGTAGACTTAGCAGGTATCATGCAGGTGACGGGTCACAAGAACATTGGATCAATCAAACCTTACATGGTCAACACATTCAGTGGTGCATCGAAGGCACTAGCAGCTAGAGGAAACGATGACGATGAACATTCGTGATTACGTTGAGGGTCTAGCACTAGGTGACGGAGACACACACCGTGGCAACTGTCCCGCCTGTAATGGCAGAGGTACATTCACAGCCATGAACGATGGCGGCAGCATGAAGTACAACTGTTACAAGCTAGGCTGTGGATCTCGTGGCATCTATGACACAGACATGACAGCAGCAGAGATAAGGAGACGCATGAAGCCATCCCCTGAGAAGGCCACAGAGGAGGCTGAGACCATGGAGATACCCGCTTACCTAGTCAAGCCTACCTTTGAGCATAAGAAGCATACAGCCTTCGTTCTACGTTGGGGTATTCGTGACTATCCTGGCTTACTCTATGACGTTAAACAGGAGCGCAGCGTGTTCCCTATACATCACAGGGGTAGGCTTATTGATGCAGTAGGCCGTGCCGTAGGCAAGAGATCCTTACCCAAGTGGTATCGCTATACTGGCGCAGCAGATTACTTCACAGCAGGTAAGGGCGATGTCGTATTACTTGTAGAGGATGTCGTGTCTGCCATAATTGCGACACATTTAGTACCTAACATCACAGCCTTGGCTATCCTTGGCACATCACTGTCCACGAAGCACATGGATAAGGTGGGTACATACCGAAAGGCAGTGGTTGCACTTGACCCTGACGCCATGGATAAAACTTTACAGTTCAGTAGAGACATAAGGCTCTGGACAGACACCGAATCAGTTGCTATGAAGCTACATGATGATATAAAATACAAAGTCCCAGAGGACATTACACAATTAAAGGAAGTATGCAAATGATAACAGCAACTTACATTGACCACATGGGTAACGACTTGACTGTAGCCAACGCCGCCCGTGTATCATTCGGTAAGATTAGTGAGATGGAAGACGATCCGTGGGGGCCACCCAAGCTCAAGGCAAAGGACGATAAGCTGATCCGTTACCTAGCCAAGCACAAGCACATCAGTCCCTTCGGACATTGCTTTGCATCCTTCCACATCAAAGCACCAGTGTTCGTAGCACGGCAGCTAGTCAAGCATAAGTTCTTGAGATGGAACGAAATATCTAGGCGTTACGTCAAGGATGAACCAGAGTTTTACCAGCCTAAGCTACGGGCTGCTGCTAAAGATAAGAAGCAGGGCAGTGGTGACCCTCTAATACTTAGCATACAGCAGGATGAAGTGATCCAACAGGCTCACATCCAAGCGTCTAAGCAATACAGATACCTACTACAGACAGGTGTTTGTGAAGAGCAAGCCCGTGTGGTACTGCCACAGTCAGCCATGACTGAGTGGTACTGGTCAGGTTCGCTGGATGCCTTCGCTGATATGTGTAACCTGCGATGCAAGCCTGACACACAGGCAGAGACACGAGAGGTAGCACAACAGATTGACCGCAAGATGATTGAACTATTCCCTGTATCGTGGGATGCACTAACACAAACAGAAGAAGGATAATTAACATGGCTGAACATTTAAAACTAAAGTTCAAAGAATACCACAAGAATAACCCAGCGGTGTACGATCTCTTTATTGGGTTTGCTAATGAGGTTAAGTCTTCTGGCAGGGACACCTATTCCGCTAAATCAATCTTTGAAAGGATCAGGTGGCACGTTGACATTGAGACTGTTGGTGAAGTCTTTAAGTTAAACAATAATTACACGGCTTATTACGCAAGGAAGATGATGAGTGAATACCCAGAGTTCAAAACTTTCTTTAGGCTTAGAGAATTACAGGACGGAGGTGAATGATGCCTAAGATGTATGACTTAGAGCCAATGATCTTGGACTGCTGGCGTGTGTGTAATGACCTTGAGACAGTGTTCAAACAGATAGGTGACGGTGAACGTGAGCCTACCCACGACGAGATGATGAACACACTGATGGGTATGCAGCAGCTATACGAATGGAAGTTTGAGCAGTTGTTCAACAAGTATGAGGAGGTACTCCGTGACAGACAATGAGTGGCCTATGGAGGCAGACTTCACAGACGTTAGACCTATGACACCTGAGGAGCGCAAGGCTGCTCAAGAACGTGACGCAAAGAATGGGAAGAGCAATGATAAAGAGTGAATGGGATCGTCTAGTAAAAGAACGTGAAAACTTTAGGGAGAATGTATTGGCAGAGCATACAGCAGACATCGTAAATGAGCCTAAGCACTATGCACGGTGGGCCATTGAGCCTATCACATACATCATGCGTAATGGTTTTGAGTTCTGGCGTGGCAACATTGTTAAGTATGCTAGTCGTGCAGGCTACAAGATGTATGAGGGTAAGACGCAGGTACAAAGTGAGATCATTGACTTAGAGAAAGTCCAACGCTATTGTCAGATGCGTATCAATCAACTTAATGGAGAGGATAAGCTATGATACCTGTAGGTCAACTAAGATTATTACTCACTAAGGCTGGGCTGGAGTATAAGATTACTCGTGTTGAGGGTAACGTAGCACACGTAAACATTATTGTAGCGGAGCAACCAGATGTACACAGTTGAGTTTGAATCAAACGCATCAGTAATCACAACGCTAGATCAAAACGATATGTATGAGGATGTTGAGGTTATCTTAGGTGATGCTGGTGACGTGTACATCCGACAGTACGAGCCAGACATGGATTCATACCAGCTAATACTCATGAGCGCACAGCAGTGGATAGACTTGATGGCTGCATACAAAAGCTCAGAGGGTTCGTTTTATGTGGAGGTAAAACATGAATGAGTTAGGGCAGGGTTTTTTTGCTGGCATGTTTGCAATGTATGTGTTAGCACTGCCCTTGTTATACCATATGGTAGAGCCAGAGGATGAGGAGATGGATAACTCTGGCCCTATCAAGTTTACCTTCCTGTGGCCTCTTATTGCTCTGGAAGTTATATACCGTATCTTTGTAGGAGAGAAAGACAATGATGGAACTGGCACTAATTAAGACGTTACTTGACCGTGACTTTTATGAGCAACACAAGGGCATCCGCTGCCCCGACAAGATCTTTAGCAAGGATGTACGCAAGATCAAGCAAGCACTAGACACCGCCATGGAAACATACGATGGCAGTATGAACGTCCAAGACTTGCAGGCTGTGTTCAACCGTATGAACCAGAGCATGACCACCGCAACACGCACAGCATACGATGCACTATTCCGCCGCATTGATATAGCTGAGCCTATCAAAGAAGAGATTGCACAGGATACACTGTCACACTTATTTCAGCAGCACGTTGGGGATGTTGTTGCTAACCTTGGCTTTGACTACGTGAATGGCACAGAGAATAGCCTTGAACCTTTGCGTCAGCTGCTTGAGGAATACAAGAACGACTTCACACCTAACCTCCGTGTTGACTGGGAAGACGATGACCTTGATACAATACTAGATGCTACGGCTCTTGAGTCTCGCTGGTCTTTCAACATACCTACCCTGGCTCGTAAGGTAGAGGGCGTCAGTGGTGGTCACTTGGTTGTAGTGGGCGCACGTCCTAACACAGGCAAGACATCCTTCCACGCCTCTCTTATAGCTGCTGACGGTGGCTTCGCTCACCAAGGCGCACGTTGCATTGTGCTTTGTAACGAAGAGGCATACACACGGGTGGCGTCACGCTACGTTAGTGCCTCTGCTAACATGACAATGAAAGAGGTACGCGGTAACCAAGCTCTTGCTCGTATGCGCTATCAGCCTGTGCGTGAGAACGTCATGTTCAAGGAGAGCACAGGTAAAACTATGGCGTGGGTTGAGTCTGTTGTGAAACAGGAGAAGCCTGACATTGTAGTTTTGGACATGGGTGACAAGTTCTCTGACATGAAGAGTGAGCGCAGTGACATCACACTCAAGGCTGCAGCTATCCATGCCCGTAACATTGCCAAGCAGTATGACTGTTGTGTGATATGGATGTCACAGTTGAGCGCAGAGGCAGAGGGTAAGGCAGATCTTAATCAGTCTATGATGGAGGGAAGCAAGACAGGTAAGGCTGCAGAGGCAGACCTTATGATACTTATCGGCAAGACCATGCAAGTAGAAGGAGAGGATGAAGATCCAGTACGCTATCTTAACCTTGCCAAGAACAAACTAAACGGGTATCAGGGTAAGATTACTTGTGTGCTAGATGGATCACGTTCTATCTACACAGCTTAGGGGATAGACATGAGATTAGTATTAGACGTTGAGAACAGTGTGACTTGGAGGGACGGGAAGATCTTTAATGATCCTTTCGAGCCTACCAACACGCTTACTCAGGTTGGCATGGTGAATGCTGACAATCACGAAGAGTTACATATTGTAACATTAGATCACAATGAAGCTAAGGATACGTCAGGTGCAGGCCGTGCATTAGTACAGAGTGTGCTGGACATGACAACCCTGCTCATCATGCACAACGCTAGGCATGACTTGATGTGGTTGTGGGAGAGTGGCTTCACCTATGAAGGTGCAATCTATGACACCATGCTTGCTGAGTACCTACTCCTGCGTGGACAGAAGGATGCGCTAAGCTTAGCTGCATGTGCCATACGCCGTGACTTGGCTGAGCAGAAGGAGGATTACCTATCTACCTGCATTAAGAAAGGTATCAACACAAATGAGACTAATCTGGATAAGCTCAGCCTTTATCTTAGGGCTGACCTGCTCACAACTAGCGAGTTGTTCCACTCTATCGAAGCAGACTACGCAACCCCCGAAAGCAAGTCCCTACACACCGTCAGAGATGTTACCTTCGACACCTGCAAAACCCTTACCAGAATGTACATGTCAGGAATCAGGGTGGATCTTGATGAACTAGAACGTGTGCGTGTACTCTTTGAGGATGAACGATCAGAGCTAGAGACTAAGCTGCAACAGCGTGTGCGTGATCTTATGGGTGACACACCTATTAACATAGGTTCACCTGAGCAGATGTCACAGGTTGTGTTCAGTGTCCGTATGAATAATAAGAAGGAATGGGCGGGTCTGTTTGACTTCACCAATACACCAACAGAGTTCCGTGAAGCAGTAAAGGCAAACAGCAGTCCTATCTACCGCACCAAGGCATTCACCTGTCCAACCTGTGAGGGTGCAGGCAAGACGTATAAGACCAAGAAGGATGGCACCAAGTTTGCTAAACCAAATAAGTGTAAGGACTGTGATGCCCGTGGCTTCCAGTTAACACAGACACAGCAAGTTGCTGGGCTACGCTTCTCTTCACCTAACAAGAACTGGGTCAGTGCTAATGGGTTCAGCACAAGCAAGGACAAACTGCAACTGTTGATCAGTACAGCACGGACACACAAGAAGCATGAGGCTGTAACTTTTCTAGAAGACTACCTGCGTTACAGTGCAATCAGCAGCTACCTGTCTACGTTTGTGGATGGCATAGGTATCTACTCAAAGGACGATGGCTTCCTACATGTCACACTTACTCAGAGTGTGACAGCCACAGGACGCTTCAGTGGCAAGGAACCCAACATGCAGAACATGCCACGGGGAGGTACGTTCCCTGTTAAGCGTGTGTTTGTGTCGCGCTGGGATGGCGGCTACATCTGTGAGGCAGACTTTGCTCAGCTTGAGTTTAGAACTGCTGCGTTTCTTGCACAGGATGAGACAGCCATGCACGAGATTGCTACAGGTGTAGATGTTCACGCTTACACTGCAAAGGTTATCTCTGATGCAGGACAGCTTACGTCACGCCAAGACGCCAAGGCCCATACGTTTGCACCTCTCTTTGGGGCTACAGGGTATGGCAGATCTAAGGCTGAGGAAGCGTACTACATTCAGTTCATTGATAAGTATAAGGGGATTGCAGCATGGCATAAGAACCTGGCTGAGGAAGCAATGCGCTTCAACAAGATTACTAATGTGTCAGGCAGGCAGTATGCTTTCCCTGATGTATCACGAAGATCAAACGGTAGTGTGACACACTTCACGATGATCAAGAACTACCCAGTGCAGGGCTTTGCAACAGGGGATGTCGTACCTGTCGTACTCAATGAGATGTACAAACGTCTTGAACCTATGCAATCCTGTCTGGTTAATACCGTACATGACTCAACTGTTATTGACATACACCCTGATGAGAAAGATCAAGTGCTATCAATGATAAATGATATGAATGAGGGCTTGACGGATTTAGTTGAATCAGTGTATGGAATACGAATGAATGTGCCTCTACTATTAGAAGCTAAAATAGGCCCGAACTGGCTTGACACAGTGGACGTATGAGGTATAACTAGGTACTCTTTGACTCTATTAAAAGGATATAGAAATGAGCAACGAATTAGCAATCGCAGCAGAGCGTGGGCAATCTATGGCAGAGATGATGGGTGTATCAGCTGCATCTACTCAGCAGTCCACACTCTCTATTGCACGTGTCGGTATGATTCACCAGCCTATCATGGGTGAGGTGGAGTTTAACGGCAAGACAATCAAGACAGAGGTTTTGCCTATAGGTACATTCACTCTGGTGCAGGGTGAAGATAAGGTCTACAGCAATGGTATTACCTTACGTGTCTTTGCTCAGCGTAATCAGTGGCAGCGCTGGAACAGTGAGACAGAAGAGATGGAGAAGTCTGTCATGTCTAACTCACTCAATGGTGACATGAAGGACAGCGTTGGTGGCTTTAACCTTGGGCGTCCTACTGGATACATTGATGACTTCCAAGCCCTGCCTGAAGCTACTAAGCAGATCATGCGTTCAGTCAAGCGTGTTAAGATATTCTTTGCTACTGTCACACTAGACAACCCCATGAATGACAAGGGTGAGCCTGTTACAGGTAACTACACTGATGTTCCTGTGGTTATGGATGTTAAGAACCGTGACTCACTCAAGAGCATTGATGTTGTACTGAATGGCTTGAACCGTAAGAACCTGCTGCCTATCATGTCTACCATCAAACTGTCTGGCGTAGAGGATAGCATCCCTACAGGTGCTAAGTTTGGTAAGATCGAAGCCAAGCTAGGTAGCAGCGTTGATCTGTCTGACAGTGACAATGACACGCTAAAAGACTTCATGGATCTTATAGAGTATATGAATGGTAAGGTGCTTGACCTTCACAATGAGCGTAATGATAGAGGGCTATCCCCTGAGGATGCAGCTGTTGTGTCTGACATTATCAACAACGACTTCATTGAGGTGGAATAATGAATCACCCAGCTGAACTAAAGGTCTTCAACTTCTTACAGAAGGCCATGGCTGGTGAGTCTACTATGACTGAGGAGGTGGCTAAACAAGTCGCCTCCGATGTTGAAGCTGCACTGTATAAGCAGTTTGATAGTGGGCCTCGTGATAAGTTTCGCTTACGTATGTCTAACATTGGTAAGCCTAAGTGTCAGCTATGGTTTGAGAAGAACGATCCAGAAGATAAGACACCATTCCCTCCTGCGTTCCTGATGAACATGATCCTTGGCGATATTGTTGAGGCTGTGTTCAAGGGTGTACTCCGCTCTGCTGGTGTAGAGTTTAAGGATAACGATAAGGTTACACTCAAGCTACCTCATGGTCAGGAGATCAAGGGTGAGTACGACATGGAGATGGATGGACGTATTGATGATGTTAAGTCTGCATCACCGTGGTCATACGATAACAAGTTCGCTTCCTTCGATACTCTTGCACAGAGTGACAGCTTTGGCTACGTGGCACAGCTTGTGGGCTACGCAGAGGGCGCTGGAAAGGATGTAGGTGGTTGGTGGGTAGTCAACAAAGCAAACGGACAGTTCAAGTACGTAGACGCCTCTGAGGGAGTGGACAAGGAAGCAGTACTATCTGACATCCAAGCTCTCGTGGACTACATTGATAACGATGAACCGTTTGAACGTTGCTATGAGCCTGTCGAAGAGACATTCTATCGTAAGAAGACAGGCAACTGGGTGCTACCATCAGGGTGTAAGTTCTGTAGCTTCAAGCACAAGTGTCACACTAACTTGCAGCCACGTCCTAGCATCCCTAGTAAGTCTAAGAACCCACAAGAGGTTGACTATACTTACGTAGCACCTGAGTATCTTGATGGCTAGAAGACATAACTCACGCTTGTATCGCAGTGGTCTTGAAGTAGAGGCTGCTGCGTACCTTAAGGACAGACAGAAGATCGTAGCATACGAAAAGCTAAAGATCGAATGGGAAGATCTAAAGTACCGTACCTACACGCCTGACTTTGAGTTAGATAATGGTATTATAATTGAGATGAAGGGCTTGTTTTCTGCTGCAGATAGGCGTAAACACGTAGAGATACAGCGACAGCATCCTACACTAGATATTCGTTTTGTATTTAGTAATGCTAATTCAAGGCTTTACAAGGGAGCCAAGAGTAGGTACTGCGATTGGTGTGATCAGAAGGGTTTCCAATGGGCGAATCGTGTGATACCTGAGGAGTGGCTGAAAGAAAAGGGTAAGCGTATGAAAGAGCAACGTGTCAAAGTAAAGAGGAGAGAGTAATGGCCTACGAGATTAAAGATGGTGATGTAGCTATAGTACTATCCCCTGTCATTGAGGATGGCGAATGGAACGGTAATATCAAAACAGGTATGGTGTTTGGTTCTGCAGGTTCTGAAGAGGGCATGAGGGCTGCACTGGATGAGGCACTCACTATGTCTGCAGCACAGAAGTTCTTAGAGCTTTACCCTGATGCGTGGGAAGACTTCGCTGACTTGAGATCTGAAATAATGCAAGCCATGTTTCCTGATGAGTTTGCAGAGGCAGAGGAAGAGCTTGAAGCAGACAATGCTGTTGAAGTAGAGGGTAACGTCTACACACTAGGACGTTGGACTAAGACAGAGGGCAACGCATGAAGAGGTTCAGTGTTACCTTTGTTATTAATGTAGATAATAATAATAACATACTATCATCATACGAGGATAACCATGAGCAAGACATCTACGACTTGATAACAGATATTATCTATGATGTAGATGATGTGGAGATAGAGAACTTATATGTTAAGGAGAGAGCATGATTACACAGGAAGACATTGATGCCTTTGCTGCTATGATGGATGTTAAGCCTCAGGACTATTCGTACTGGGTAGAAGGTAAGATCGTCACAGAAGGCGAGACACGCTTAGTTGAGAATACACTAGGCTTAGTAGGCGAAGCAGGTGAGGTAGCAGAGAAGATCAAGAAGATGCTGCGTGACTCCAACAAGGTCTCAGCAGATGAGATTATAAAAGAGTTAGGTGATGTTGTGTTCTATGCTACAGCCCTAGCCAACTACTTTAACAGTGACCTCACAGAGGTACTACAAGCCAACATGGATAAACTAAACAGCCGTGCAAGACGTGGCGTTATTAAAGGATCAGGTGATAACAGATGAGCAATCAATTACCAACAGACTACCAATCATTCATTCACAAGTCACGTTACGCTAAATACTTTGACGGTGAAGGCCGTGAGTCATGGAGCAAGACAGTAAGCCGCTACATGGATAACGTAGTGCGCCGTGTGACAGGTGATAACTCTTACATTGATGACATTGAGCAGGCTATTCTAGGTCAAGAGATCATGCCATCTATGAGAGCTATGATGACAGCAGGCCCAGCGCTTGATCGTGACAACACTGCAGGCTACAACTGTTCGTACCTACCCGTAGATGACCCTAAGTCCTTCGATGAGGCTATGTACATCCTCCTCTGCGGTACTGGTGTCGGGTTCTCCGTTGAGCGCCAGTTCATCAGTAAGCTCCCAGAGGTGCCTGAGTTGTTCCAGAGTGAGTCTATCGTTGTCGTTAAGGACAGTAAGGAAGGCTGGGCTAAGGGGTTCCGTCAAGTTCTTGCACTCCTGTGGGCTGGTGAAATCCCTAAGTGGGACGTGTCACAGGTACGCCCTGCGGGTGCAAGGCTAAAGACATTTGGGGGTAGGGCATCTGGACCTGCGCCACTTGTAGAACTATTTAACTTTGCTGTGTCTACTTTCAAGGCGGCACAAGGACGCAAGCTTAGTTCTATGGAATGTCATGACCTGATGTGCTTCATTGGTCAGATCGTTGTCGTAGGTGGTGTACGCCGCTCAGCTATGATCTCATTGTCTAACCTGAGTGATGACCGTATGCGTCATGCTAAGTCAGGACAGTGGTGGGAAACTGCTGGGCATCGTGCCTTGGCTAACAACTCTGTATCGTACACTGAGAAGCCAGACATGGAAACATTCATGCGTGAGTGGCTGTCTCTGGTTGAGTCTAAGTCTGGTGAGCGTGGTATCTTCAATCGTGAAGCATCAAAGAAGCAGGCAGCTAAGTTTGGTAGGCGTGATCCTAACTATGAGTTTGGTACAAACCCTTGTTCTGAAATCATTTTACGTCCGTATCAGTTTTGTAACTTAACGGAGTGTGTAGTACGTGCAACGGATAGCATTGAGGATCTTGAGCGTAAGGTTAAACTCGCTACTATCTTGGGTACGATCCAGTCTACCATGATTAAGTTTCCCTACCTGCGTAAGGTATGGCAGAACAACACTGCAGAGGAACGGTTGCTTGGCGTATCTATGACAGGCATCATGGACAACCCTCTTATGACAAACTCTAACAAAGGATTGGAGAAGACCCTTGAGCATCTACGTTCTATCGCTGTTGCTACTAACGCTGAGTGGGCTGAGCTGCTTGGCATCCCTGCTTCTGCTAGTATCAGCTGCGTTAAACCTTCCGGTACGGTATCACAGCTGGTTGATTCTGCTTCTGGTATTCATGCTCGTCACAGCCCCTATTATATTCGGACTGTCCGTGGCGACAATAAAGATCCTCTGACACAGTTCATGATTGACCAAGGTATTCCTAATGAGCCTTGCGTTATGAAGCCTGACTCTACTGTGGTGTTTAGCTTCCCAGTGAAGTCACCTGAGCAGGCAGTGACACGTAACGACATGACAGCAGTAGAGCAGCTAGAGTTGTGGCTGACCTATCAACGTCACTGGTGTGAACATAAGCCTAGCGTGACTATCTCAGTTCGTGACTCTGAATGGCTTTCTGTGGGTGCGTTTGTGTATGAACACTTCGATGAGATGTCAGGTGTATCATTCCTGCCACACTCAGATCACACATATCAGCAAGCACCCTATCAGGACTGCACTAAGGAAGAGTATGAAGAGATGCTTGCCAAGATGCCTGACAGCATTAACTGGGAAGATCTTAACGACTACGAGAACGAGGATAACACAGTATCCATGCAGACAATGGCCTGCTCTGGTGACAGCTGTGAGATTGTGGATCTGGTATGAATTACGTAGTGGTAGGCACAGACAAGTGTGAGTACTGTACTAAGGCAAAGCACTTGTTGCGAGAACGAGGGATAGGCTTCACGGCCTACTCACTTAACTCACAAAGTAGCAAGTGGCTCTTGACACTAATTAAACAAGCAGGTATGAAGAGCGTACCACAAGTATGGGATAACAACGGTGACTACGTAGGTGGTTACACAGAACTAAAGGATAAACTAGGATGATTGAGTTTGTATTATACGTCTTTTTGGCTGTAGGTTTACTAGAGACTACAGTTGATGTAGGAACTAAGACTTACGACACGGTAAGCACTGCGGTGCAAGAGGTCTTGGCTGACGAAGAGCACTCTACAGAGCAAGAGTACTAAGAACAAAGGCTCAGCGTTACGGCGCTGGGCTTTCCTTTAACGTAGGAGTAAGTATGTCAGCATGTTATAAATGTGACGAGGTTCTAGGTCAGCATAATTGGATGCCTTCCTTTAAGAAGAGGAACCAGAAGATATGCAAGGCTTGTTATAGAGAAAACTTTAACTCTAAAAACAACAAAGTAAATAACCCTTTATCTATGTATGTTAACGGTAAGTATGTCTCACGTAAGCACCCATTATATAAACCAGGGAACTATAAGACGTTTAATGATGCAGCCTTTGAAGGTACTTATAAGCTAAGCTCTATCAAAGAGGGTTACGTCTACGTTATAACTAATAAGGCTTGGCCTGAGTGGGTTAAGATAGGTATGGCTATTGATGCAGAGGAACGTTTAAGTGGTTATCAAACGAGTAGCCCTATGCGTGACTTTGTATTAGAGCACTACGTTGCATCTAATGACAGGCGAAAGTCAGAGGGAGAAGCCCATACTAGGGCATTAGCTTTGGCTACTGACGCCAAGGGTGAGTGGTTTAAACTATCAGTAGAACAAGCAATAACAATACTGGATAATATGGATGAACAACATCGAACCGTTATCAAAGCCGACACGCACGAGAAGGAAGACAACCTACAAGGGAGCCTCTTCTAAGCCTACCTCTGGTATTCTACCTAAGACAGACAATCAGGGCAAGCTAATCAATGCCATTGCCTCTAGCAAGCAGGTGCTTATCCTTGGCCCTGCTGGTACTGGTAAGACCTACGTTACAGCTACATGTGCAGCAGACTTGTACACACTCAAAGAGATTGACAAGATTGTTATCACACGCCCTCACGTAGCTGTAGGTAAAGACATTGGGTTCCTGCCAGGTACGCTTGAAGAGAAAGCACAACCATGGGCATTGCCTGTGTTAGACGTACTGGTAAAACATCTAGGGCGTGGTGCTGTTGATACAGGTATCAAGAATGGTAACATAGAAGTAGCTACTCTGGCGTTGATGCGTGGGCGTAGCTTTGATGATGCGTTCATTATTGTAGATGAAGCACAGAACATTGACATACCAGAGATCAAGATGCTGTTGACACGTGTAGGTGAAGGCAGTACTATTGTACTCAATGGTGACATCCAGCAGTCTGACTTGAAGGGTACGTCTGGTCTAGCTAAGATCATACACCTAGCTAAGAAGCATATGCTTGATGTACCAGTAGTAGAGTTTGGCATTGATGACATTGTACGTAGTGGTATATGTGCTGAGTGGGTCAAGGTATTTATGAAGGAAGGTCTGTGAAGTTAGAACAAGAAGCGAAAGCACACGTAGAAGGTACACGTATCAAGTTCTATGATGAGTTAGCCCAACATGCTGAAGCATTGGAGAACCACATCAAGAGTAA